AGAGAGACCGGCCCGGATCAGTAGACCCATCAGCAATAGTAGTAGTATGAGTATCAGCATTCGTCGTAATAGCTTCGGTGCCAAAACTAAATGCCTCTGCAATCAACTCAAGGTTGGTATTTGTACTGGTGCCCCACGAACCTGATTCATCGCCTGTGGCAATCTCTTTCAAGCGTAGGTCGTTAACGTAAGTTGCCATTTAAGCTACCTCTTCCCAATTAGGAGTTTGACTGTCAGTGACAGCAGCCCAACTCGGTGTTTGACTCGTTGATATAGTTGAGTAATTTGGCGTCTGGCTATCATCTACTAAGCCCCAAACATTAACAATGTTTACTATACCTGTTGCAGATACTCCTGTAACACCAATAACGGCGTCAGCAACTGTTACATCCCCAGCCGCTCCAGTGCCTTCAACCCCCGTTGGGACAATCGTTTGGCCCAGAGCAATACTGACTGTGCCAATTGCACCAGTACCTGCAACACCTGTAGGTGGTACATTTGCACCCGCTGTTGGCGTAACTGATCCAACTGCTCCAGTACCTGCGACACCTGTTGGCGATACGTTAGCCTCTGCCGAGACAGTAGTTGTCGTAACTGCGCCGGTACCCGCAACACCCGTAACGGATATAGTGTTATTCGTGACAAGCGATATGCTGCCAAGTGCAGAAGTTCCGGCAACACCTGTGACAGAGACATTTGCACCCGCTGATACTGTGACCGACCCGACTGCCCCTGTTGCAGAAACACCTGTGACAGAGACATTTGCATCTGCTGAGACGGTGACTGTTGTGACTGCGCCGGTGCCCGCAACACCCGTAACGGTAACTGGAACAGAGCCTTCGCCCCATCCAAGGTCACCCCAAGCACCGCGTCCCCAGCCGTTAACAATCGCCACATATTACTCGCTATGCGATGCGGATAATCGCGTTAGACGCATCTGCTGTCGGGAATTGAATCGTAAAATCACCCGCGGTTGAGGTCTTATCACCACCAAATGCCAGCGTGCAAACGGCTGGATCGCCCGATGCTGAATCGTTAAATATCAATGCACCGTTCGCGGTCACTGTTGCATTAGAAAACGTCAAGTCAGCAAAGTCTCCAAGAGCTGTAGTACCACTAGCAACCGGAGTGACGCTTGTAAGTGCTGCACCTTTAGCTGTGTAGTTGGTACCGCTCACCTCATTTGTCGTGCTGTACGCTGTTGTTGCTGCTCCCAGTGTTGCGGAGCTTGTGTACAACGCCAAGTTAAATGTATTCCCAGATGTGGCAGTAAAGTTGTGAACCGCCTTTAGGATCTCAACCTTAAACGAAGTACACATTGCAGTGCTAATAGCCATTATAATCTCCTAATTATGTCAGCCATATCCTTATGGCCTTGACGGTCAAATTCAGCAGTAAGCGTTGTTCTATCGCTCTTGATTGCTTCTTTTATGTAGTACAAAGCAGTCTCTCTAACTGCGTCTTTAAACGCTTCCGCTTGCTGTGCAATCACAGGGTGACACTCACCTCCAACACTGACAATCCTATCAGCAACAGCTTGTGCCCAAAATTCAGGGTCATGTCCCTTGTTTTCTGTCGTAGTGACAAGGACATTACCTACTTCTATTTGTGGAGTTTGTAACAACATATAACTTCTTACTGTACCGTTAGCCTAGCTTGCCCAGAACGATACGTGTCAGAGCGTAACTTACCGTCACCTAACACTTTAAGTAACGACATAGCTGATACGTACATCTTATCGTAAAGCGCAATCATATCAGGCTCACCCTTCATAAACCGTATAGCCTCTACTAGGGCACCGTTTAGTAGCGCAGAGTCAAACTCATCGCCAAGGTAGGTGGTGCTAGCGGTAACGATAGACTCAGGGTAGTAGCCGTAATGAAGCTCTGTTGAGTAATTACTGTTGGGTGTAGGCCCAAGAATAAACGCATCATCGTTAAATATAGCGTAGTGCTTAGGTACTCCCGTTGCTGTGCTGGTGGAGTACGCCTCACGTATGAAGTTAACGTCTTTGTTTAGTAGAAACGTGTAGTTACCACTACCATCTATGACTGCTAGGCTGTATACGTACAAAAAATCAGTAGGGACTGACAGATACACGTTACTCGATGTCATGGTGCCAGTAACATTTTTACGCAGTGCGGGTATCTGCACAGCATTATATATCTTCTGTTCCGCCTGTTTCGTGAACATAGCGAGCTGGTCATCTGTGAATGTAAGCTCACAAATGTCCTCAATGTTTGTTTTTAGCTCGGTGTAGTTCATGTTTTACGCCATAGGGCCGCGAGCCATAAGTCCTTTTGTAGCAGCGCCTGTACCACGAACTTTGATTCCAGTGGTCTTAACGCCCTTCATATCAGGCTTAGGTGCCTCTTTTACTTCTTTGATTTTACTATCTTTCTTCATAGCTATTCTCTAAGTTGTTGTCACTGTTACTGTTCCGACCTGCCCTGTTGCTACTAAGTCGTTAGGGGTTAGCCCAAAGGGGTCATCACCTGCACCTACAGGGTTCCATCCCCACTGTATCTGCCTACTGCTATTAGCCCCTGCTACCCCTAAACTCCTATCAGGTCTTGGGTCGCGTATGGCTTGCGGGTCGTCTACTGGAAACTCGCCTAGCTTTAGCTGCGGCTGACCGGGGTTCCAACAGGTAGGACACGCCTTTAAGTTTGTATCACGCCCTTTACGTATTAAATTCTTTAACTCACGTAGCTTATACTGAAACCCACAAATGTCACATTCAGCAATGGCTCTTTTAGTGGATGCAAACCTATTAGACATAGCTTATGCGCGGCACAAAGCGTGCAGCGGTCTTATCCCTATCTTCCCCAGCCGCCAAAGCAAACTGCTCTTCGTAAGCATCTTTTAGCATGGGTACTCGTGCCATAAGCTCTGGCTCTTTCATAGATATGTAGTACGCCAACCCAGCGACCAAACATGGAAAGAACCTGAAGTTCATATCAGCAGTCTCTATGCCAGTACCCGCATCCTGTATACGTCGCATACGATAATACTTAAATATGTACTCGTCGTTTTTGTCAGGTACGGGCCACACGTTGATCTTAGGATTGTCTCTAAGACGTTCTACGTAAACCTGAATCGGCCTACCTTCTGTTAACTTGTTAGGTATAGATGCGTATGTGCTGACGCTTATCCGGCTTATAGTCAGGTCAGACTGCGTGTACTCATTGCCAGAGTTTGTACGTATAACTTGTTCTAGCAAGTCAATGGTATCGGCAGGCAAATCGTACTGGCTTGTGCCCTTAACCATCGTCACAGTGCCTTCATCAATCGTCCACATGTTGATGCCGCGATTCTGCCACTCAATGGTCATCAGATTCATAGAGCGTCTGGCGGTGCGTAAATCGTACCCAGAACGCATTTCACGGCCCGCACGCTCCCACGCTTCTTCAGCGATCTCCGTGAAGTCCATATCAAATGCTGTTGTTCCAGATGTTGTCATGGCCTATTACCTTGTACGTACAGCGTCTTCTTCCTACGCTTGTTCATTACTGCGCCACAACCTTTATGATTTGCGCGTATTGGGCCACCAGCTTTCGCTGTTTTAACCTTGGCTTTGGGGGTATTAGACACCACTTGCTGCCCTCTAGCACCTGCCTTTTTCTTTTTACGTGCTGTGGTAGCACGCTCGGACTGACTTAGCGACTGTGCCTTAGCTTTGGGTAGGCAACGATCTGGGTTCTTTTTGTCTTTTGACGTGCCGCATGGCCCCTTGATCTTGCCATCGGTGCCAATACGAACCCACTGCTGATCCCGCCACTGTTTGAGTTGTCCCATTACTTACTCTTCTTCTTGCTGCCCTTAGCGTAGTTAGGGTCTTTGCAATACTTAGAAGCTGCCATATTCGCATAAGCAGACGGGTAGGTATCAAACGTGCGCTTGGCCCACGCCTTACCTTTCGGGCAGATCTTACCGCCCGACTTCACCTTACCGCCTGACTTATAGTAGTGTCTCATCGCATCTTCGCTGGACGTACGCCCTTACGAGCGATACCGGCACCGCGAACTTTTTGCTTAGTAGGCTTCTTAGCAGCCATCTTAGACTTCATGGCACCGCCTTTAGCGTAACCCTTGGACTTCATCATGCCGCCTTTGGCGTAGCCCTTGGATTTGACCTTACCGCCAGCCATCATCTTACCTTTGCCATCAGCAGCAAACGCAGGAATCATCTGGCCAGTCTTAGGGTCTTTAACCATTGGCATCTTACCGCCAGCTTTCATGCCCTTAGCTTTCATCTTGCCGCCAGCCATGTAGCCTTTAGCTTTCATCTTTGATTTCATCATGCCGCCTCCAGCGTATTTCTTACGTGGGTCTCTGTTGGGTACTTTAGCCACTCCAGACTTCTTAGGTGGACGCTTACCCTCTTTATCCATAAAGTTTAGGTACTGACGTAAAGTCATACCTGAATCTTTTAACTGCTCACGAGTTACGTTAGCTTTTTTATTGCGCCCTGTACCAACGTTTCGCCCACCTTTACCTGTAACATTTTCTTTCTTATTCGC